TCCGATGTGGGCTTTCCTTTCCGTGCGCCGGACCCATGACATGATCAATGAGTCCATTGAGCAAGCCTATCTCTGGGCGGTTGATCGTCCGATCTCGGCCCAGTTGTTCCTGGACATGGCAGACATGATCAGTGCCGATCTGCGCCGCTGGCGTGCGCTCGGTGCAATGGTCGGCGGTCAGGCTTGGGTCGATCTCGAACTCAACACGGTTCAAACCATGATGGCTGGTCAGGTTTTCGTCGATTATGACGGCGAAGCTCCGGCACCGATGGAACGTGCGACGTTCCGTTCGCATCGTAACCCGAACTATTACGAAAACCTCATGACTGCCGTTCAAGCGGCCTCTTAAAAAGGATTTAAACGATGAGTGAGCTGCCCAAAGTTCTGCAAGACTTTCAAGGTTTCATTGACGGTGTCGGCAAGGCCGGTGTCGTTCAGGAAATCAAGTTGCCCGACCTTGTTCTCAAAACCCAGGAATATATCGCTGGCGGCATGGTCGCCCCGATCGATATCGGCATGGGTGATGTCGAAAAACTCGACTGTGAAATGACCTTCGGTTCGCTGGACAAAACCGTTGTCGGGCATTTCGGGAAAAACGATCTACCCTTCACCGCGCGAGGTGCTCAGTCCAACGGCACCAAGACCGAAGCCATCATTCTGCAGATGCGTGGTCTGATGAAATCCCTTGAAACGGGCACCTTTAAAAAAGGCGAAAGCCTGTCACCGAAGAAGGTGTTCAACGCGAATTACTTGAAGCTGACCATTGATGGTGAAGAAAAGGTCGAGATCGATGCGGTCAACGGCATCTTTAAAGTCGGCGGGAAAGACCTTCGCGCAGCTATTAACGAAGCCATCGGTAAGTAGGGAGGAAATGTTTATGACTGATCGCCCGGATAGAACCAAATCCCAAAAGATTACAATCAAGTATCCCGCAATGCTGGAAAGCAAAGTTGCTTCCCTGACCATGAAAGCCCCGAAGGTTCAGCACTGGATGGAAGCCGCCAAACTGTATGACGACACCTTCGATCACGACACCAATGTGATCGCGCATTTATGTGATGTGACACCTCAGGAAATTGCCAATCTGCATATCGCCGATAGTCAGGCTGTCCATGAAGCTTACCAGTTCTTCAAACTCAGTGATAAGGAACGTGAGAGCGAGATCGAAGCGGCAATGGTTGCACCGGGTGACCAGCCTTATCGCGTTGACCTCTGGTATCCGCTGAAGGATGAAAAATCTCTCACGCTTCGGGTGCCGCGCGGTTCTGATTCCATTTCAGCCGGTCGCAATGGCAGCAATCCGGCTGAGAGCGAACTATGGCTTTTCTCGTCGCTAACAGAGCGTGAAGAAGAACTGCTTCACCAGCTTTATATCGCGGACTATCTGCGACTACAGTGCGGATATGCGGGTTTTTTAGCCTGAAGCCTGAAGATGTGAGGCTGGCCTGTGTCAGGCTGGCCTCCGTCACAGGCTGGTCAATGAAGGAGATTTTGGAATTGCCCTGTTGTGACCTTATGGATTGGGTCGAAACCGCAAGACAAGTTCGTCAAGAGAGCGTTTCATGAGGCCCAACACAAATGTAATGGGCAGGGCAAGGATAAAACCCAGAACAACACCACATACCAACGCACCAAACCAGTCCAGGTCAAGTGTGTCGCGTGACCAGATGGTGAAAGCCCCGATGAGGGCAAGAAAGGCGATGTAAAAAGGAAATCGACTCATGAGTGCTAAAACTTTCGCTCTTTCAGTTATTATCGGTGCGGCTTTGGGTAAAGGTTACCTTAGCACATTTCAAAGCGCAGAGAAAAGGGCTGATAAACTAGGGGCTGCTCTTGCCGAAAATAACCGGCAACTGGAAACGACCAAAGCGGTTATCAAATATCGCAAGCAGCTTGAAGAATTAAAGGCCAAACAGGCATCGCTTGGGCGCAATAGCGACCGTTTAAATAAAGGTATTGCCGAGGTTGAAAAACGCTATCGTAAAGCGAAGGCTGCAGCCAAAGGCTATGGCCATGAGATCGCGACGATAGGAAAATCTCAGGATAAACTGATTCGGCAAAACAATCGCCTTATTAAACAGCAAAAGGCTATGGCGGGCAAACAGGCTGCGAGCGATCGCTTCGGCTCGTTGAAAGGTGCCGCCATAGCCGGTGCGGGTGCGCTGTGGGGCTTGGGCCGGATGATCGGTGGTGCTTCGGGTATCGAAGAAGCTGAAGTGCGCCTCGGTACAGTCATCAACGCAGATGATGTTGAAAAGGCTGTGCGCGATGCCCGCAAACATGCCAGCGACTATGCCCGTAAATCATTGGCCACCGAGACTGAAATCCTTGACATCCAGTATGCCTTGAACTCAGCTGGTTTGGATGCTGATGCAGCACGTGTTGGTTCTGAGATCGTTTCCAAGGTTGCCAAAGTCACAGGTGGTCAGGCTGAAGGTGTTGGCGAAATTATTGGCGGTGTTTTCAATAACTTTGGATCATCCTTGGAAGGCAACACAGAAGAACGCTTGAAGCGCATTGGCGATATTCTGACCAAGGCTCAGTTCAAGTATCAAATTCGTGACTTTGGGCAACTTGGTGAAAGCTTCAAGGAAGGGGCTAAGGGCGCGATCAAATACAATGTCCCGCTTGATCAAACGGCTGCAATCCTCGGTCAGCTCAACAGCTCAATGGTTACAGGCTCCAGTGGTGGCACGGCCTTTAACGCGATTTTGCGTCAAATGAGCAAAGGTGCTGAAGAGTTTGGTTTTGAGATCGTTCGCAGCGAGTCCGGCCAGATGGATATGATTGCAACACTTGAAAACCTCAAAGAGGCACTCTCAATCTTTGATGATCCTGACGAACGGGCTGCAGCTATCCAAAAAGCATTTGGGGATGAAGGTGGTTCCGTTGATTTGCTTCTAGACAAGATGACTAAGCTGAAGGAAGGTTTTGACGCTGTAAGCGATTCATCAAAAGGCGTTGTCGATAAGTCCTATGAGAAGTTTCTGAATTCGACACCCGGACGCATTCAGCGGTTTCAAAAGAATGTTGGCCAGCTTGGAACGACCTTTGCCGGAACGCTCCTGCCTGCCGTCAACAGCGTTCTTAAGCCCATGATCAAGCTGACGGGTTGGGCCGGTGCGGCGATGGAAAAATATCCGGTAGTCGGTCGTGTCATCGGTGCGGTCGGGGGTGGCATTTTGGCCTTTGGTGCCGCCATCGGTGTTGTCACAGCCGCACAATGGGCGTGGAACGTGGCGATGATGGCCAACCCGATCGGCTTGATCATCGGTGGCGTTGCCGCGCTCGGTGTTGCTGCATGGACCCTCTATGAGAATTGGGAAGAAATCTGGGGCGGCATCATGGACATGGTGTCCGGTGCTGGCGAGATGATTGGTGGCCTCTGGAGCTGGATTTCTGGGGAAGACGATCAGACAAAGGCTAAACCCGGAGGCGGTCTGAAGAAGGCTGCAGCAGCGGGGGCCGCAGTGGCTGCCGTAGCCGCAGCACCGACACCAGATGCTTTGGCAAAGCCCATGCCGCAAGCCCAGAGTGTTTCTTCAAAATCCGTTCAACAGACCAACCACAATACCATCACAATCCAGCAACAGCCGGGACAGGATCCGCGCATTCTCGCTCAGCAGATTTCTAAGGAACTGAACCGTCAGCAACGTGGAGCACTTCATGACTGAGATTATGATGGCCTTGGGCTCCTATCGCTTTTCCCTATCGACAGCAGCCTATCAGAAGCTGGAACGCACGGCTTCGTATCGCTGGCAAGCGCAAGGCCGAGCTGGTCGCAAACCGGCTCAACAATACCTTGGACCTGATGCAGAAGAAATTGAACTGGAAGGCACCATCTATCCGCATTTTAAAGGTGGCCTAGGTCAGATCCCGGCCATGAAGGCGGAAGCGAATAAGGGTGAGCCTCTCATTCTTGTTGATGGTCGGGGCAAAGTCTGGGGCGAATGGTGTATCAAACAGATCGTTGAAGGCCAGAGTGAGTTTCTGGTTAATGGTGTCCCCCGGAAGATCGACTTCAAGCTCTCACTCGTTGAATACGGGGGGGATGATTGATGGCCAAGTATCTAACAAAGAACGGGGATACGCTCGATTATATTTGCTGGAAACACTATGGCCAGCAATCTGGCGCAGTTGAACAAGTGTTTGAGGCAAATCCGGGTCTTGCGGACGCGGGGACTATCTTGACAGCCGGGACGGTGATTGAGCTGCCTGCTCTGACCGTTACGAACAAAAGCAACACGATCAGTTTGTGGGATTAAGGAGAAAGCCATGATGCACGACATGAACTATAGGCCAAGCAAAGAGAACAGGGAATTGGCATCTAAACTGGTCAATCTCTTGGAAACAGATGGCCCGAAGGGGTTCTTTGAAAGGATGGATGTAATGTTTCTAGCTGTGGTGATGGCTTGTGGGCTTGCTGGTTATCATCAAATCTTGGAGCGTTTATTGAACCGCCTGAATGCTAAGCCCCTGACGTATATTTCAACAGATAGTGAAATGCGTGCGTCAAAGCCTGAGAGGTAAGGGATTTGCCCGTTTCAATGGAGCCATCTTTGACAGCGGAGATCAGTTCTTCACCGATTGACTTTGAACTATCCAAAGATGCAGGGATGGCTTTCATAGCTTCAAGCCCTTTTGCCGTCAAAGATGCTTGGCAATTCCAAGGCATGTTGTGATCAAGGTCAATATATCCAGCCTTGTGAAGCCAGAGAAAGGTTGCTTCCAGAACATTAATCTCGCGAGGCAACGGTTTGTCACACGTTT